TTGTTTTGTGTCAAAGTGCCATCATGCACAATACGTGCCATAACTTCCTTCGTGAAGATTAGGCTACAGGGTAGCACCCTGAGATAAAATAAATATGTCAAATCATTTCCAAGCAAACCAGTACGAAGCAGACCCAAGACAAGCAGAGTTCCTTAAAGCATACTTGAACCCAAAGTCGGCTACATTTTCTAATTGTCTCCAGAGTGGTTTGAAAGTAGGATATAGCAAAGAATACTCGGAAAATCTCCTTTCTTTGATGCCTGATTGGCTATCGGTTTCGCTAGATGACGGTAAGATGCTTATAAAGGTAAAAAAGAACCTAGAAGATTTCCTTGATAATGCAGATGATAGACTAAGATTTGATGCCACTAAGTTTGTTGGAGAAACGATTGGAAAAGCAAGATACAGCAAACGAACAGAATTAACAGGACCAGACGGAATAGCCTTGATACCTAGTGACGAAGAACGACTGAGAGCAGACAAGGCATTAACAGAATATCTCTATGGAGCTACAGGAAATACTAACGAAGGGAACGATAACAGAGAGGAAAGCACTTTTTAGCTTCAATGTAGAAGAGAGCAACGAGAAGATACTCGTGAAGTTTAATATATGGATGAGAGAATACTTCGCAGTATACTTCACAAGCAAAGACGCACCATTCCATAGAGAGATTGACCTTTACAACTTACAGGCATACAAGGGAGACCTCAAAGCATTTGTAAACATTGCCTTTCGTGGAGCGGCTAAGACCGCTAGGACTAAACTGTTTCTAGGATTCGTAATAGCGAATGATACTAGTCACTATAGGAAGTACATCAAAATACTTTCAGCAGACGGTGACAACTCGAAGCAGATTACTACGGATGTCTACAATATGTTGGTACAACCTCGCATAAAGGAGATGTACCCAGAAGTCTTTGAGAAAACAACAGCCAAACGAGAAGAGACCATGAGTTCTTTCACTACTACCACAGGCGTAAAAGTCATAGCTGGTACAGTCGGACAAGACCAACGTGGAGCTATTCAAGACGAATCACGACCAGACTGGATATGGTTCGAGGACTTTGAGAACAGAAAGACCTTACGCTCAGCAAGAGTGTCCACGTCAATCTGGGAGAATATGGAAGAAGCCCGAACAGGACTCTCACAAGACGGTTCTTGTATCTATACCTGCAACTACATCTCAGAAATGGGGAATGTTCATACTTTGGTATCCAAGGTGAGCGACCAGAAGAAAGTATTGATAGTCCCTATCATTGAGAATGGTGTACCTACATGGAGTAGATACACTCTAGGGGAAATAGAAACAATGAGAGAACAGGATGACGACTTTGAAGGTGAAAGACTTTGTAAGCCAAGTGCAAGCAGAGACGTATACTTTGACCGTACAAGGCTCGAAGACATGAAGCCTACTGAGCCTTTGAGGGAATCTGCAACCTTCAAGATATTCAAGGAGTTTGATCCGAGCCATATGTATGGTAGTGGGCATGACGTAGCAGGAGGTGTAGGACTAGACAGCTCAACATCAGTATTCATAGATTTCAGCTCATATCCAGCCAAGGTAGTCGCTACCTTCCACTCCAACACTATCAAACCAGAACCATTTGGAGATGAGATATACCGAGAGCAACAGATATTTGGTGGATGTATAGCAGGAATTGAAAACAACAAGTTTGACCAATCAATTCTAAAAGCAAAGATACTAGGAGCAAATCTATTCTCAATGCCTGATAAGGGAACTAAGATACATGGTGGCACTCCAAAGGATTATGGGTGGAGTACGAATAGCCTGACTAAGACACAGATGATGTCATCACTTTCAAAGGTAATAGAAGACGGACTACTGGACTTGAGCGACAAAATGCTTATAGAAGAAGCTAAAAACTATACACGCAACGATTCAATGGACAGACCAACAGACCCAAGACTTACAACTAGACACTTCGACCTTTTGGTAGCGTGTGCTATAGCATGGCAGATGAAAGACTATGCTACAGTCGAAGAAGAAGATTTTTATATAGAAGAAACACAACCTTTATACAGCGATATTGGTATATGATAAACAAGCAAACCGTTGACAAAATAGCAAGCCAATCTATCGATGAGATTTCTTTTGCTCGCACTTTTCGTAGGGGGAAGGTGACGAACTGGCAGAAGAATGAAGAAATGTACTACTCCAAGAAGATTAGCAGTTTCGATGCAAGAGCAAATGTATCTCTCGGAAGAATGCAGGAGTTCGTACATACACTTCTCTCTAAGATTGATAATCCTTTATATTTCAAGTTTACTAAACGAAAGCCGAGCCAACTCAAACGAGTGGAACGCTTGAACGCTTTGAAGAAAGGCGATCAGAACTCAGACAACTGGGACATTAAAGACCTTGTAGGAAAGAAACAGGCTATTATCTATGGAAGGTCAGTCTATTCTTACTACGCAGATAGCGAAAACGGATACAAAGCACATCTTGAACCTATTGATGTATACGACTTCCTTATTGACCCTTCATGTGGAGGAATTGACCTCGAAGAAGCATACTACATGGGGTCATACTCAGTTTCATTGAACCGCAAGCAGTTGAAAGACGGTGCAAAGAGCAAGAAGTTCCACAAAGGACAGGTAGACGAACTCCTCGCTGGAAGTGGAAACGAAGACGACACATCATCAGAGAGAACAGACAAAAGAGTCAGAGAGAACTCTCAAGGGACTATCTCCCAGAAGTTTATCGGCGACACAGACAAGTACAAGTTTTGGCGTTGGATAACAACCTACGAAGGAGAGAGATATTATCTCTTGATAGACAATAGTGGGCGTTGGATTAGATGTGAAAAACTCACAGACGTATTTACACCTACACAGGAGTTTCCTCTAGGGGCTTTTCCTTTTTGGTCATGGGCGGCGTTCCCAGACCTTACAGAGTTTTGGACACCTTCTTACTGCGATTATGCACGTGAGATATTCATGGCACAAGACGTTTCAATTAACCAAATGCTTGACAATGCAGAGGCAATCAACAAGCCAATGCGTGTAGTCAATACTTCCTTTGTAAAGAACCTCGCTGAACTTAAATATAGAAAAGACGGACTCATCAAAGTCAAAGGAGATGTAGACTTCAACCGAGCATACCAAGTAGTAAACACTCCGAGTATCAACACACCTATTCAAGTGTTTGAACTTCTAGAACAAATACAACAGAAAGCATCAGGCGTTACAGAAAATGCTTCAGGAGTAGCAGACGAAACAGGGCGTGTCGGTATCTACGAAGGAAATCAGGCAGCAGCAGCAGACCGCTTCGGACTTCTCAATAAATCATACTCATTCGGGTATAAACGGTTCGCTAAACTCTACCAAATCGGAGTACGTGACCACCTTACTAAGAAAATAGCAGTAGAGATTATCGGACCAAACGGTGTAGAAATGGAAGAAATTAAAAAGTCAGACATCTGGAGAAAGAAAGAAGATTTCTCTGTAATGGTAGAAGCAAGCAACGCAGAAGAAATCAACTCAATCCAAGACAGAAAGACCAAAATCATCTTCCTCGGACAGCTCAAAGGCTCTGAACTCGTAAACCAAAAGAAACTATTGGAAATGGAAGGCAGTCTAGTCGGACTAAGCAGAGAAGACATAGACGAATTACTAGACAATACAACCTATGGAAAACAGGAGCTTATGAGTGAATGCGACCGCGACCTCGAAGAATTACTAGACTCAAGCAACGTCAAGCTCAATCAGGCAGCAAATAATGCCTACAAGCAGAGAATGGTAAACTATCTCACAGACCACGAAGAGAATATATCACTCGAACAATTCCAAAGGATTGCAGAGTATATTGATATGCTAGACCCTATCATCATGCGAAACGAAGCAAGAGGGCTACAGCAAGAGCAAACACAAGCAATGAGAAGCTCGGCAACTCAGATTGAGAACCTTGCCCAGTCAGTCCAGCCACCTCAAGGAGCTATCCAAGAAACTATTAAACCTGTAATCCAATAGTATGAAGTATAAACTTCTCAAAGAAAGCAAAAACCTAGAAGAAACCTTGATTGAAAAGACAGGCTTCAAGCACGAGTTCACAGTCCTATCAGTCCTAGAGCATATTGTAGAGCTAAGAAAGAAACTCAAAGAGTTCGCAGGTCAGAAGAAACTAGAGCTTGCGAAAATTGCAAACATTCAACGCAATAACCCATTCATCAAGGACTTAACAGACGAACAGAAGCACGCTGTATGGATGTACTACGAATCCAAGAAGGTAGCGGACATCTGCGTAAGAGGTACTGAAACCCATAACGAAGCACTTGCTGAATACGACCAAGTAATCGAAGACATCCGAAAACAAACAGGCTATAAAATTAAAGTACCATTGGCTATATGGAAAAGTCCCAAGAAATAATTGACATCGAAGAGGAGTTATCAAACTTCAAGGAGCTATTCTCAATCAAGGATAGCAAGGCAGGTAAACTGCTTATAAAGAGTTTGCAACGTGATATATCCTCAACTTTGGCAACTATACTAACTCTCTACAAGGAAGGCACTGAGAGCCATTTGAGAGCCATGTGTGCCAAGCTGGATAGTGATAGTGCCTTACTACTGGTATTCACTAACGCAGAGAAGAACAGAGACCAAGCACAAGAGATTTTAGACAGCATGAATGAGTAACGCTAGTGTCCCTGAATCATCGGGGATACCATGCGATATAACATTACCGTT